ATTAATCTATTTATTTCACCCGACGCCAGTTGATTAAACTTGTCTGCAATGTGCCTGTGGTGGGACCCCTCTACAAAGTCTCGCCAAACATATTTTACAAAATTTAAAAAATCACTTTGAACACCTTCTTTGATGTCCTCTCTTTTTCGCAAGAGTTTTTTTAATTTGTATTCGTGTTGAATCTTTGCGGGTAACTTATTTTCATCTATTTTAATAGTTTCTTTCATATGGTACCAAAACTATTTTTAGCCCCTACGGCCGTGTAAATCAAGCATATATATACATACATTAGGATCCCTATCTAGCATTAAGGGGGGTGGGGTCTTCGACACTTTCATTTTTTGGTGTGCCGTTGGTACCTCTATTATAAATAAAGATACACGGCACACGGGTCACGGCTCAGCACAAATAAAAAAGGCCCCATGTAAATGGGGCCTTAGTCAACTAACTATTGAGAGATTATATATTGTTATTAATATGGTGTAAGGTTCTAAAAAATATTAGTACACCAGATCCGATTATTATTAATGGAACATAAGACGGCATAATCATTGAAGCATAATTACTGAATAAAGCAATCACGCCTAAAAACATTAGGCCGAAACCAGATATTAAACCTAGTATTAAAAGAGTTTTAATCATTACAACGAACCATTTTTAATTGGTTTAAAAAACTCTATTTTTTTAATGCCTATTCCATTTTTATAAGGTATGACCTTATATGGTGTCGGACTTTCAAGACCTGTTTTAATGGCCTGTTCAATGTAGGTCTTCCAATCATGAGCAGGGTTTTTTTCTTTTTTATTGTCCATGTTTATTATTCTCACTTTCTATATTGACAATACCATGATTTAATATATTCTGTCAATAGGAAAATAAGGGACAATATATGACAATGGAAGCAATAGAGAAGATAGGCAACGAAGCGCAAAAGCGCAACGAAGCTGAATTCAAGAAAAATAAAAAGAATATAAATTTTTCTTTAAGAGGTCGTAATAAATATTATTACGCTTATCAATGCGCTTTGTTTACTAAAAATGTTAAAATTTTTGGTTTCGGTCATATAACGGCTGATATGATTATTAAAGATGGAATATGCTTTAATCAATATTCAATCAATAATGGTTATAATCAATATTGCCGAGATATGAAGCGTTTTAATAGTAAAGAAGAATTATTAGGTTTTGTGATTGGATATAATGAAGCCATAATAAATGAAAAAGCACTTATTAAAGGTTATAATTATTACGATTACGAAGCCAAAAATTAAAAGTTTCATGAGCCGTGGCCATTGGTTTACGGCTCATTGTTTGGGGGTCTGTTGCGGACAACTCGCGCGGTACTAGTACAGGGTTCGATTTAATCAACCTTACAACAGACCCCCTAACAATTTATCCGTAGGTTATGGCCTTTAAAACCTACGGATATTATTAGAGGGTGGTTTAAAATTTGCCCTGGATTAAGCATAAGCGACAACTCCACCATTTTAAACCACCCTCTAATAATTTAAGAAATTTTTATTTTTTATTTTATTTTTCAAGGCACAAGCTAGAATTTTCAAGCTAAAATGCACAAGCGGTCAATGATCCATGAACAACGGACAAGCGCAAGCGGTTCAAAAAGTTTTAAACATGGTTCACGGCTCACGGTGATTTGCAAGTATCACGGACGGGACACGGGGTCAAAATTAAGAAAATATATATTTTATGCTGATTTTTTATTCCGTGATAGTGGTATCATTAAAGGCAATTTTGACAATATCTTTTATCAAAATTAGACCTAAAATCGCCCCGTATGTATTCCCCGCAACAGCGGCAATTGACAAAATAATCAGTTTTTTTGCTGTTATCTTTTTTGGGTCTACCTTTAAAAGCATAACTATTTGAATCACAACTTTTTATAGGTTCTGGACATTTTTTAAAGTTATTTTCCATTACTTTATTTCTTTTTTGGTCTTTATTAGTAGATAACATAATAAATAACCGCCTATTATTAATGTTAAATCAATTATCATTTTGGAAACTCTATTATATTAAACGCTCTATTGAATATAAAACTGAATTCAATTAGTTTTTTGTCTTTATGTTCAAGCCCCTTATCAATAATTTTTGTTTTATAGCAATCTTGACAAACACTTATAGTATCAAATTTAATTAAATTATTGTCTTTATTACAATTATAACATTTAGTCATATTATAATTTATCTAAATTAGGATCAGCAAACTTGTCATTGTTTTTAATATCTTGCTTAACTTTATTAATTGACCCCTCTATTAATGTTTTAACTTTAATATAGCTTGTAAAATCTATATTATTTTTCATAGTGTTTATTTCTGTTAATAAATCCCTTAATGCGAATAACTTGCCATACCGCCTAGCTGAGTTTGAACTATCTTGAATATTTTTAACAGCGTCTAAAAATAAGTCTGTCATATTGTCCTCACTTTCATTTGTTTGTTTATGTCTTTATATGAGGGATATTATTATAATATCCCTCATAGTGTCAAGTGTTAATTTTCTATTCTTTTTAAAGTGTTAGGATTTAAGGCAATAGTTAACATAGATGAACCATTTTTTAATGCTTCATTTAAATCAACCGCTTTTGCCGTTAAATTAGGATAACTCAAAGTCAATAATAGATTTTTAACTTTCCCGTCTATAGCGTCTAATTCTTTACCCTCAACAGTTGATTTTCTAAATTGCTTTGTTAACTCTTCACGGCAAATTTTTTCTAATTTAGAATTAAAATCATGAAAATCATTATCATAATTTCCAAAATAAACATCCCAGCCGTTAATCTTGCATTGACGCTCACAAATTGTTTCAACTTTTTTCGCTTGTGATTTAACAACATCTTTTAGAGCTTGTAATTTATTTTCTATTGATCGCTCAAAATTTGTTAAATCTTCAGTTGCTTTTTTTAAAGTTTCTAAGTCTTTTTTAACTTTAATATCTTTTAAAAATGATTGATATTTTTTGTTAAAGACTTCATCAACTTTATTGTCAAGCGCTCTATTTAATTCACGCTTTTTTTCAGCTGTTTCCTCTCTTATTATTTTTTCATATACTTTTATTTTCTTATCCGAAAAAATAACTTGTTTATGTGTGTCTTCTTTTTTCATATTATCCTCTTTTTTTATTTATTGTTTGTGTCTTTATATTTTTTTTATATCACTATTGACAATATTGTCAATAGGGATTATATAGGATATTGACAATTAATTGTTTAATTTATTGTCCTTAAAAGTGGGGTTTCCCTTAGATGTGTAATTTAGCTATCAAGATATACACACTTTCAATTGGGTTATGATAGCCCCCTAAAAAATGAAAGTATGAAATTATATAAATCTAAAAAGTTATTAAATATAGATAACAACGCCAAAACAATTAAAGGTCAAAAATATAAGTATATGACCGCAATTCTATATCTAGCACCACAACGAACAAGCGGTTTTAATGTTTGCCCGCTTGCTAGTAAAGGTTGTATGGCAAGTTGTTTAAATACGGCGGGGCGGGGTCAAATGAATTCAGTTCAGCAAGGTCGTATTAATAAAACGAAGTGGTATTTTATAGAGCGTGACAGCTTTTTAGATCAATTAAGAATAGAAATTAAAAGACATATTTTAAGATGTAAAAAAAACGGGTTCAAGCCCGCTATAAGATTAAACGGAACAAGCGACATAGATTGGAATATTCACGGCTTATATAATGAATTTCCAAAAGTTAAATTTTATGATTATACCAAAATATACAAGCGGGCATTAAAGTATGTTAAAAAACAATATCCTAAAAACTACCATTTAACCTATAGTTTAAATGAGGATAACAAGGCGCAAGCGCTTGATATATTAAAACGGGGCGGCAATATTTCAGCGGTTTTTAGATCAAAAAAACTTCCTAAAAAATTTCTAAATTACAAAGTTTTTAATGGTGATAAATCAGACTTAAGATTTAATGATCCTAAAAATGTTATTATAGGTCTATACGCTAAAGGTAGAGCGTTAAAAGATAATACGGGGTTTGTGCAAGATGTCTAATATATTTTACGAACATTACAAAAAACGGGACGGGGCTATATATAAAGATCTTGCATATTATAATCATAAAGACAGAATAAAAATGTTAGATAGTTTTATAAAAAATCAATTATTTTTAATTGAAAAAAAACCTATTCAATTTAAATTTTGTGTTTATTCAATAGCGTATTTTCAACGCTTAAAAAGATTTTGTGAAAAAAATAAACATATTAAAGGATTTGTGCAAGATGTTTAATATATGAAATATCAAGTTTGTATAAATGGGCGATACTGTAATCCCGCTTTGCTAAAGAACAGGAACCAACAGGCGCAAGCGCAAGCGTCTGTTGGGATTAAACTAACAAGCGCACAAGCTCAAGTGACAAGCGAGCGAGTAGAAGGGGTAATATGAAAGTAAATGAATGGGGAGTATTTGTAGAACGACCAGACGGGTCTACTCACGAAATAAAAATGTACTATAATTCGGAAGATTATGACGAAAAACAATTGGATACCTACATTGCAGATTTTATAAGAAATCTTCCTGAAGATAGTAAAAATATAATGCCTAATACTAAAGGTAAAATATTATGGTAAATTATTTATATGGTAAAGATGTTGTTGACGCCTACCCTGACGGGTGGAGTTGTATTAGCTGTGGTGCTGAGTTTACTGAAAAAACAATAGATGTTGAATGTCTTTATGTTATTCACAGCGAAGAAGGAACAGAATGTTTAAAATGTGTAAATGAACAAGCGAGAGAGCAGAAAGGATAATATGAAAAAAACTTTTGATGTGAATGTAGATATGTTTGATAAGGACATATTTGAAGGTTATTATTTTGCAGATAATAATTCAGTCAATTACGATTTACAAAACGGCAAAATTGAAACTGTTGCATTTTGTGATGACAAGGAACGAGCAAAATTAATTTGTAGTGCATTGAATTTATTTGAGGCACTGCAAGATAATATAGAAATAAAAGAACAAGCGAGCGAGCAGGGGGGATAATATGAAAGTAAAAGATTTAATTACTAAACTACAAAAACTAGAAAAAACTACAAGTGGTGAAGTATCTTTTAAAATTGCAAGTCCGAATTGGGCAGAAGGTGATATTTTACACGAATTAAATTTAGTTTTATTAGAAAATGCAGATGATGTATTTACAGAGATTATTTTTGAAAATCAACAAGCGAGGAAAAAATGAAAAAATATAAAGTAACCGCTAGTCAAACTATTTATGCAACATACGAAATAGAAGTTGATGCAGACAACGAGCAACAAGCAGAAAAGATAGCATTAGCTACATCTGTAAATGATTGGGATGAAGAGCGTTTTGAAAATTATGATGCACTAAGTATAGATGAAATAGAGGAGGTACGAGAATGACACAACGAGATGAAGGACACGACTATCGAGATAGTAAGAACAAGGCTCAGGCGTATGAGCGTAAGAAAAAAGTTTTAAACAATTTAGAAATTGTAGACGATGTGTTGTGGCTTAATTATAAGGGCTATGAAATAAGAATAGAAAAATCAGTATTTCATAACAATAATAATTTAGTCATTACAGTACACCCAGATACCGAAAGCGACTACACACATAGATTAGAGGTTGAAGAATGAAAAAAGAAAAATTAGATTATTGTATAGCTCACGCAGATTATTTATATGATAAATTAATAAGTATGATTGTCGATGATTTTAAAAATCAAAAAAAGAATTTTGGTGAAAAAGATTTTTTATCTAAATTAACTAAAAAAGAATTAGAAAAATATGTTGAGGATCAAATACTCGCAGATGGTTTTTTAGTTGCAGATGAAGAATAATCTATGAAACTTATTCCATACAAGCAACATACTCATGTAGGATATTGTGTTTATTTTTTATATGATAATGATGAAATAGTTTATATTGGATATACTTTTAATTTAGGTAAAAGATTAGGGGAACATAGTCAATGGACAAACACTAGAGAGGGTCATAGAAATCAATTAGTAAAAAAACAATTTACTCATTACTCAATCATTCCTATGGATGATGGTAAAAAAGCAAGAGAGTTGGAAAGTAAATTAATAAAAAAACACCAACCAAAATATAATAGAAATAATTATTATCGTTGGGTGTCTACTGGAAAAAAATATATATGTTATAAGCCAGATCGTGCCTTTGGTATGCGTGAAACAGAACCTAAAAAAGTTATTTATACTTTGATGTCTTGGAAAAAAACTAAGAAAAACAGACATTGGAATTATAAGGGAAGAGAGTAAATCTACAAGCTAGACAAATACTTCACACAATCTTCAAGCGAATTAACAATAGGATCAAGCGATGACAAAGAAGAATCTACAAGCGCAAGCGTTTGCTTGCCTTCAAACAACAGGTGTTTACCCTTCCACTCTACAAGCACGAAAGAGTTTTTGGGATGTAGGATATGAAATGAAATTTGGTGGGGGGACAGGCGAGCTTTATTGCCACTTGCAACTTTAAGTTCTACTGTGAAAAAGGTGCTATTAATATTATAGCCCAATAAATCAGGAGTCCCAAATAAGCTTTGGTTTTCAATTCTAGTCCAGATGATATCCTTAGATACCCTTTTAAGTTTTTCATATAATTTTTTCTCAGGTTTCAAGATAACTAGGGACGTCTATTCTGGTGTCTTAGGCGCGATAATTAACTTTGATCGTTCAGGTTTTAATACAACACGAATAGAATTTTGTCCAATAATATTTGACTCTTGGACTTCAATTCTTCTAATCTCTTCAAGGTGGTCACCCACTTGCATGTAGATACGAGCATTGCCTATGCCAGTGCTTTTCTTGCCTCTAACAACCGTAAACTGTTCTAAGTATTCCTGTAGATGTTTAACAAACATTATTGACTTTATAGGATAAGTAACTTAAATTGTCAATTATGGCAGTAAAAAGATCATTAACATCAATGCAGAAAAAATTTGCGCAATTACTTGTGTATGGAGATCCTGAAACAGGAAAAGCCCTAAGTAAATCAGAGGCTGCAAAAATGGCAGGATATAGTCCCAACAGGAATAATAGAAGTGGTTACGAGCTAACAAACCCTAGAATACACCCATCAGTTGTTCAATATATAGAGCATTTAGAGGGTGAAAAGCTAGAAAAACATAGAGTTACAAAATTAAATCACATAGCGGAATTAAATCGAATCAAGGAGCTGGCAATTAAAAAAGGTAACTATTCTGCCGCGCACAACGCTGAAAGATCACGGGGTCAAGTAGAGGGTCTATACTGGAACAGAACTGTAGGATTAACAGGTAAACTAGAAGACATGACCAAAGAAGAATTAGATAGAGAGATTAAAAAAACAGAAGAGGATTACGCTTTAATCGCGGCTCCAGACAAAATCATATCTTCTGAATCTTCTTCACCCACTGACGAGGAATCATCGTCCGATCCCCAAAAGTAAATCCATCTTCATCTTTATCATAAGATGCAAACAGCTTAATAGATTTTTTATCTTTTGAATATAACCAACCTTCATTAACAGGTTGTGCAAGTTTCATTTTATCAAACTCTTTGTCGGTAGCCCAGCCAGAGTCACTAACACAATCAATCCACTCCACTCTGACTCTCGGATAAGGTATCTCGGGAGCACCGTCAGTTGCGATTCTTTTTCGTCTTTTCCTAGGCATACCCCCTTATATCAGCTTTCTATAAGGGATCTAGAAAGTTTTAAGTTAGTGAGACAAAAACAAAACGTTTCGCGGAAGGCCTTTCTGTATAGTGACAAAATAATTTGTCTACCTAAACATAATTTGTCACCTAATTTGTCTACCCT